ATCGTATCCTGATGAAGTTAGAGAAGTATCCTTAAATATATGATGATCTAACTTCATCAGGATACGATTTTGTGTATCCTCTTACAGCTTTTGGTGGAACGTACTTAATGCTTAATCTTACTTTTACAAAAACTATTTGCGGGGGCCCATTCTATGATTATTGCTATCAAGATTTTTGTTACGAAGGCTATATATTACAGCCTATTAATTTATTCTGTGTAACTAACGTTAATTTCATTTTAAGTGCATTTGATGAGTCAGAGAATAAAATTATTCGACTTATATATGATTTTGATGATAACTCTGCACTACTAATAAAAAACTATAGTTTTTCACAAAATGATATTTCTTTAAAAGACCGCGTTGTATCGCATATTTACTACCCAACAAAAAACTTCGTTACTGCATATATGCCCAAAATTTCTGCAGTCTATGAAGATGGTTGCATCACTACAATTACAGCTGTTTTATGTTGCTTCAAGTGCAGCTTGGTAAACACTTACAAAAACATGGTTTTGTTAGACGCGGCGCAAAGTAAAATACCTAGGTCTATATTCTTAACGTTAGAGGATAAAGAGGCCAATCAATTATTTTCTAATACATTAGATTTAGATGCGCCTTACACCACATTTAATACTGAGACGCCTGATGTACTAAGCGCCGCCATAGTAACAGAAACAGTTATTACCGCCACATCAGCAAGAATAGTATTTCTCAATCCTATTGTCATTGAACCGCTTATATATGACTACGTTGAAGGAGACGGAATTAATCTTACACCTGATGTTGTTTCATTACTTGAAGGTGATTTATTATATTCGCTCTCAGCTGACATAGTAATTCCTGAAAATGTTGGGGCTCCTTATATTGTAAGTGAAAGCTTGATAATAACACCACGGCTACTAAGAACACCAAGCGAGGTCAATCCATTTTTAACAGAGTAAATATTATATGTTAGTTAACTATTTAACAGAATCAAATTTCATTACATTAAGTGCTGAGTATCCCTTTGATAATGATGTTAATTTTCAAAACCGATCCATATTCGTGGATGGCCGGTTAAGTGTTTGTGTTTCCCCGGTGCTTGAAGGGTTAAAAGATTTTAGAAAAAATAACTACAGTTTTTTGTACTTAACAAAACAAATTAATTTACCAGCAATAACTGATTTTTATGCACCAAAAATTGATGAATCTGTTGATGTAGGTAAGATTTTTTTCATAAACACCACGCCACCTTCTTCAACAAAATATTTAAAATTTGACACAAATATTGATGATCAAGAATTTTTAGCAATAAATTACGATCAAAGCTTTTACCCAGAAGATTCAACTGTGTTTAATAATCCCCTAAATACATTTCATTTCATTAAAAAATCACCAACATTATGTAACATAATGTACGCATATGCAGGTAAAGAATACTTTTTAAATTTTAACCCTACAACTTTCAATATTAACTTTACCATACTCTCTGCATTTAGTGAAATGAAAGATTATACAAGAAATTTTTATTATACTCGTGACGAAGAAACTGGCCTATTCACTTTGCAGTGTAGAATACAAGGAGAGGGGTATAGGGTAATATATAATACCGCGACAAACCGTCTTGGATTAAGCACGTTAGATGATATTTCCCTAACTGATAGTAGATGTTTATTTTATTTGACTGCAGCTGATACTTTTGACGCTCCAGAAATTACTATAGACTGGGGAAGTTATGAGAAAAAATTTAATCAAAATAGTTTAAGTATAAATAATACGCGTAGCTATTTTGATACAAAAAATAATTTTTTATTACATACAGAATATTTTAAAAATAATAATTTAACTCAAAGACAGTATAATATTATTAGTTTAAAAAATCAATTAAATGTAAAAAATCTCTCAACACGCGGTAATGTTTTTAAACAAGAAGATGATGTAACTAATAGAGATTATGTAACGGTTTTTAGCGGAGGTCGCCAGGAAAAAGGACATGATACGCTTACGCTACAATATCAGACTTATACTTTTCCTTATGAATTTAAACCAGGTAAAACGACTTGGTTTCATACCCCACAATCTATGTGGCCTTACAAACGAGTTAATGTTAATCAGACCTCGCTTATAGATGCAGGTGCAGTAGGAAGCAATCACCCTTTAAGAAGTGATAAGATTTTTAAAAAATTAGGAAACTATAAAAAAACAGCTAATTTTGGAAACAGTTCTAGCGAACAAACCGGTCAATGGTTATGCTCTTGGCTTTCAGCAGCACCTGATATAAGCATTAAACCTAAGTGGGTGGATAGATTTTACAACCCAACACTGTTAACTCCTCTTCAGGCATTATCTGCCACGCCCGGGACGATAACTTATTTTCCCTCGTACGAATCATATTTAGAAACTGGCATTTACGATAAACCTTCAAGCCTAACATTTGAACCTGGTAATTTATACGCTTATACTCGTTTTGGTAAAATTGACGCTATTAACAATATTAATGTTTTCTCACCTTTTTTACAACAAAAAAACTTTACTAATTTTTACAGGTTGGATAATAAGCCGCTCCAGCCTGAAGTAAGTGATAACCTTTCAACATATGAGTTCACCGGAAATGAATATTGTACTATAGATGTATCTCAATTTAATGAAGAGTTAAATACTTTTAGTTTAGCTTTTTGGGCTGCTCGATCAAATTGGGACACACCATGTGGGTTTCAGCTTGCAGGCAACTTTACAGATTACGGTATAGGTATTTTTAATTATGAAAATGTTACGCCCTTTTTAATGTTTGTATCTAGTAAAACAAAAGCAGTACTTTCATACAATGAAAACTTGGATTTATTAGATACATATAATATTGAAACGGCGTCTAACGATACAGTAATAAATGTTGCAAGACGAGATGCTTTAAACTCTTTTCATGTATTTACTGATACAGGTACAGTTTACGAGCTTAACTTGCAAGAAGCATTAATAGACTCAAATCGTTTATTTAAAACTATAGTAGATGTAGAAAACGATATAATTAATGCATATATTCTGTTTTCAGATAACACTATAGGAATTGTTAATTTGCTTACAAATGAATTCAGCCAATCAGCAATTACAGCATACATTGATAGACCTGTTGGTATCTTTAATCCAACTGGTAATAAGATTGCAGTTAATAATAGTCAAGTCTTTTTGTTGTGTACGTACGGAAATACATATCCGAGAAGTATTGACAAGTATATTTACTATCTCTCTCAAGACAGGAATCTCAAGGTGTATGACACTACTCTGGCCGGTACATCCAGTGTCAGTGTTAGCGCTGTATTGACTGATGGTAAAAAATATACATGCTTTAATATAGATAAAAATAATAACATATGGTGCGCAAATAAATCACAAATTGATGTTTATCGACAATATAGCTTACTGGATAGAACTTTGAGCGTCCAGCTATCATCAATTGTACCAAATCCTTTGATTTTAAATATTGGGTTTAGTAGTAACTTTATTAACTCAAAAATCGAAGAAAGTACTTTTATTACATTTTCTGGTACTACTACTGGAACTTATTTTGTATCTAAAATAAATGAGCACGGGCATATTACTAAAACAATTTCTATTCCGTCCGACAATTATGTAAATATAGATCCGAGCAACTACAATTTTTATTATGATAAGCCTGCAACACAGCTAAATGAATATAAGTTTAAATGTCGACTCTATAATCAATTTAATACTGAAGATTCAAAAATACTACAGCTCAATATTGATTCAAAAAATCTTAATCCAGGTTATCATCATTTTGTAGTGACAGTTAATTCCCTCGCTGGTGTTGCTAGGCTATATCTTGACGGAGAAGTATTTAGTACTCAAACTTTTACACCAGGAAAATATGTATTTACCCCTATTCTTGCTGATAACATTCTTACTGGCGTAACACCATTTTATAATAATACTCTATTAACAAATTATCTTACACATACTTCTAATACAAATACAAAAAAATACTATACAGTGTCAGATTTAAACATACAAAATTTTTACTGGTATAATAAAGAATTTGATTATTATGATATAAATATGTTGCTTAGAGAAAAAATTCAACCCGATACACTAATATGGGATGTTCCTGCAGGAAGACGAGCATACAATGAGACTATAGCTCGGTACTTTATTAATAAAATACCGGGTCAAAAAAGTCCTAATTTAAATGTATATGTAAATAGTAGTATATTAGACCAAGCCTGTAAAGATGCAGTTGAAGCAAAAATAATTGAGACAATAAATGCAGCATTACCTGCATATGCTAGGTTAAATAAATTGATATGGACAACAAATTTACCTACCCTCAGCGCAGCATCATTACAACCTTATTATCCAGGTAATATTTTAACAAACGCAGGACTTGAGCGATGATTAATATTTTAACAGAGTTTAATAATGCTGGTTTTATTAAAGACCGGCTTCCCTCAGATACATTTGAGCTACCATATTCAATAGAGCAAATTAAGATACAACCAAACGAGCTTGCTGCAGCATCCACTTTTAATATTAAACTAGATAAACTTTATAATAATTTTCTTTATCTTTACGGCTTATGTTTTATGGCAGGGTTTGACTCATCCAATAATGTAAAAGGGGTTTTTGATGAGGTAAATGGGTATATTCCAAGTATTGCTCCAATATTTAAACAATATCTACAAAAACCATTTAGTTTAACTAAAACGTATGCACTTTCCTCAAGCAAAAAAGCTATTTCTTTTTTTTCTAGTAAATCTAATACTTTTCAAACCGTTTTTACGAGTAAAAATGCTTTAGGTGTTTTATCTTTGCGGAGAGGTCTGGAGAATATTGGAACAGGTATTATACAAAGCTATACCGGCGGGGTGGTTTTCACGCAAACAAGTGTAGATCCCATATCCGGTTCCATTAATTTTCTCGATATAGGCGGTATTGCACAATGCAATAATACTTACCTCTTCTTAACTGACGCAAAATATAATAACATATACAGTTATAATTTAGAAGGCGCTATTAGCGATGATAATATAGAAAAAAATGTTTTTTTTCAACAAAATATTGTTGGTGGTAAAGGGACTATAAATGATAAAATAAAGTTTAATCAACCAACTGCTATAGTGGATGTAGATGAACACATTTTGGTTGTAGATAGTCAAAATAACTGTTTTAAGATATTTGATTTAAATTTAAATTGGGTAAGCACAAGTCCACAAGCACTCTTTTTTAAGCAATATCCTGGAAGTAGTATTAAGAAAATTATTTATCATAATCAAACAAAGCAATTAATTGTTGCTACTATTAAAGCAATACATGTATTTAAGGTTAATACTTTGTTTAATATAGTATATGATAAGACGGTTGAAACGGTTGTTAATTTATCTGAAGAGATAGTAGATATAAATTTTGCTACCTATGATTCACATATTTTGTTTGTTGTTACAACACAAACAATTTATAAAAAATGGTTATCTAAAATAGATAAAAATATTCATTTGTTATCCAATCCATTAGGACTGAATACTAACTTTCAATGGGCTACAGTTGCGCCCCTAGATAAAAATACAACTATGTTATTAGCAAGAATTTCAGATCAATCTCTTAGCTCATCTTTTTTGTTAATTATAGAAGATAGCATAGATATGTTATCTTTATTAAAAAATAATAATTTTGAAATTTACAGTAAAGAAGATGTTTTTTTAAATAAAAACGAAGTAATATGTTCATGGACTTATAATAAATGCTTTAAAAAATTACTCTATAATTTAAATTTACTAGTAACCAACGTAATATATAGATTTTATACTAAGGAAAATAGCGATTTAAAATCTATTGCCTTTACATATAAAACATATAACAATCTTGTTCTTAATAAATCCATTAAAGATACTAATAAATCGGTTAATATATTTATTAATGAACTTTTTCAAGCAGAATCATTAAACAGGTGCTTGACACAGCTTTATGAATATCAAGAATATATTTTAGCTTATCTTATTAATAACCAACCTATAAATGTTGACTTAACCCCCAACAGATTGAAGTAATTGCCATGATTTTTGAATAACTATATATAGGAGCATATATGGCAGGTTCATACGTTTTTCATAGTAAATTACACAGAGCTAGTCACCATACTATATCTGGTTCAGGACTACCAGATGCAGGTTTAGATCCGATTGCATCAAAAGATCAACCATTCCTGGGTGTCTTTTATAATGTTATACCTGATGTTACTGGTGCATTAACTATCAGAACAGATAGTATACAGTGGTGGTCTGCTTGGTCTTCTGTAAACAGTACATCAGCAATATGGGCTCCGACTCTATCAATGTTTAAAACTGTTAGCAGCCTATCCGCTAACTGGAATGATGGGTATGACGCATACACCACATTTTTAGCAAATAGCAGCATATATGAAAGTACGTACACAACAGTCTCGACATTTAGCGCTGAATGGAATGCACCGTATAAAATGTTTACTAATCAAGTTCAAGAATATACCGCATCAAAAACGTTTTCCGGTACAGATTTAACATATAATGTTGATACAAAAGTGGTAAATTGGGATGTTTCTTTAAATCAAGTAACTTTCTTAACTCTTACAGAATCAGTGGTGTTTAGAAACGTTATTAACGCAAAGAAAGGCGGCATATACACCTTAACAATTATTCAAAATGAAGTTGGTGGTCACGATATAGAGTTTGAACCAATTTTTAGATTTAACAGCACGTTAAATCTAAACGGTGTAATTGCAACAGAACCAGGCAGTAGGACTATTATTACATTTGTTTATGATGGAAATATAATGTATGGTCAAAGAGCTAATTATTACGTTTCATGAGCAATTTTCTTTATCACAATAAATACCACAGGACTAATCACCATACCAACCCGATAGTTTTTTTTCCTGATAGTGCTACAGATCCAATTGCTACACAGGCAGAGCCGTTTTTAGGTACATTTCATAATTACATAGATATTGCTCAAATAGGAACAGTTCCTATTGATGTAAGGTATTTGTTGACTTTTGATGATAATTCAATTACCACTTTTACCGGGTTGTCCATGGAATCCCTTGGTAGTGTGTATGGGGTACTAACAGCTGCAGCATACACAGAAAGTCATCAATGGTATCAGTTATGGCAAAATATATATACACTTAGCGGCTCATACTCTCTTTACCCTTCATTAACAAATATTGTACCTGAGTTAAGCGGTAATTGGTCTCTAGGTTATAATTTTCATACAAATTATTCTCTAAATAGTGCAGAGTATGAATCTAATTACACTACAGTAAGTACTTGTAGTGCAAGTTGGCCATTTATCGATACAACATTAAGATTAAATTTAGTTCAAGAAAATACTCGAAGTAAAAATTTTCACCTAGCAAACATAACAGATGCAACCTACCTACCTTATGATGAGATTCACATAATACCTACACAATTTAGCGCCTCTGTTTACCCGGTTGTCCCTTTAAGTAGTAATGATATTGCTCAAACAACTACTTTTGTTGATAATTTGTCTGATGGTAATGTGTATTTATTAACATCTCCCATACATTTTAATCTAACGGAACAACAATATAGAACATTATCTAGTAATAATATAATATGGTACAATCAACGACTCGATATTGCTGCAGATATATTTACTAGCGTAACCTTTGATGATATTGGATATGGTGGGTTAATTATATTAAATAAATCACAAGCGCTTAACTTCACCTATCCTTCCTATGAGGGTATTTATACAGCAATCATTGATAATACTGATGTTGCAAATATTGCAACTAAAAGTTATATATTAAATTCCATTAATGTCACGCTGACTGGGGTTGGGTATGATGTTAACACCCCGTTAGTTGTGTTGGTTAATGATGTCGAGACGCCCGGTTTAATACCTGAATTTGGTTTAAACCAATCATTTAATAGTTTTGGGATATCTGCTGTAAGTATACCTGTTCCTTTATCCGGCTATCAAACAGATACTCTTGTTATTACATTTTCTTCCGCTGCAGCGGTAGGTATTACCCAGGCTGCTTCTGGCTTAGGCGTTAGTCAAGTTTATGAAACTGTAAGACCATGCTTTCAAGCTGTAAAATCTATTAATACTTTTGCAACAACAACGAGTACTTACAATATTATTCCAAGTAACAAAACTATGTTTAGGATAAATGAAAATTCACCAGGCACAGGTATTAGTATTAGCGAACAAATAAAAACAGGCTCCGTTTTTTCTATAAGTGGCCAAGAATATAGAGACACTATTTCTATAGGGTTATTTAAAATTAAACAAAGCGAACCCAGACCATACATACAGACACTCTCTTGTGAGAAAATAGATATATATACAGGGTCACTAGACTATCATAGACAAAAAGACTCAGCAAGTATTTTTATAGGTAATGTGGTTGAAGCTTCTTCACATATTCAAGTATTAGTAAATCCGTTTATTTCCAATGAATTCAGTACAACCTGGTTATCTGATAATATACCTTCAAAGGCTGTACGAGGATTATCTATTGACCTTTTTACACCTATATCAAATTTTAATTTTACGGATTCCCTAAGTACATTTTACAATAGAGTCCGTGCTACCTCAGCTTTTGAAACTGGCCCAGATAGTATGGCGATACTTAAAGACTTTATACCACCGTATTTAGAAACTAATTACCTATTTCCTTTAGGGGTAGTAGCAATGCCAAGCCAAACAAATATTTACTGGCATTTATCTTCACAACAAGTGGCCTATATTGGATTATCAACTAACTCTACTCTTATGAATATTCCTAATCCCGATAACAAGAAAAAAGGAGGTGAATATTATCTTATAATACAGCAGGATGGTTATGGAGAAAAAACCCTAAAATATGAGAGTGATTATAGATTTATGCAAGCAGAAATAGTTCCTCAGATTAGTTACGAATTACAATTATTTCCTGCTAACGAAATCTGGAGGTCGGTTTACTATGGTAATAACACATGGATAGCTATACCCTTTAATTCATTTAACGGGGCAAGAACGATAGATAATGAAACCTGGTCTGCAATTCCCTTACCTGGTGCCCGTAAGTGGTCATCAATCAGCTTTGGTATAAGTGCATGGATAATTGTAGCCGAGTTTGAAAATGTAGTAGCAAGATCTATTGACAACGGGGATAGCTGGTCTTTAGTTAGCATTGGCACAACAAGACCATGGTCGTATGTAGATTATGGCAATAGAACGTTTATTGCTGTTGCGTCTGCATCTAATATTGGTGTTAGATCTATAGATTTTGGGTTAACCTGGTCTCAATTTACTTTGCCGTTTACAGCTGATTGGGCTTCAGTAAAATATGGAAATGGAATCTGGATTGCTGTTGCAGGAGGTGGATTTAACGGTCAACAAAATAATACTCAAGGTGCAATCTCCACAGATAATGGTATTAATTGGCTTGCATTTAACATCACTAATCCTGCCTCGCCAATACCTAGAAAATTTTCAGATGTTGCTTATGGTGAAGACTACTGGGTTGCTGTTGCAAAAGACTCAAAAGTTATTTCATTATCATCGCGTTTAGAAGGAAATGAACAATGGTTTGATGTGTTAATTCCAAACGCGCCTTCAAACGGTTTTTCATCTATTGCTCACGGTAATGATACATTTATTGCGACTACGCTTGACCCAACACAAGGTATTATGATGTCAACTAACGGCACAGTATGGTCTACTATGGCAACTGTGCCTAAGAAATTGTACAACGTTAATTTTGGCGGTACTTCACTGGGAGGATTTTTTTATACGGTAGGTAAAGACGGAGATGATACTAAAACATATTCAAACTATCAAATAAAAGCTTTTGATGCGCCTGATCCAACTACTACTAGTGTTGGTGTGCTGACTGCTCCCGCAGGTGTTACAGTAATTAAATTTGTATGTGATGGAAAACATTTATACGGTACACCTAGTTATTACTACGTAGCAAGAGGACCAGTATGGACGTATTTTGCTGGTCCAGGAATAATATTTACACCAAGCCCATCAGAATTATTAGTAAATGAAACTTTCTTACCAGAGATAGGTATCACAGTTGAAGGATCAGTGGTTGTCGATGAAGGGTTTTCATCTCCAAATAATGATTTATTAATTTTATCAGGTATGCCTGTACCATAAATAATATATGAATTGCAGTACCGTAGAGCCTGTTAGCGCCTTTTATAGTACAAATCTACAATCAAAAATTCAAAGCTATGAAAGGCTAGGAGAACGAATTTGTAGAGCACTTGGTGCACCATTAATTAATATAGAGATACACGCAGATCAATTGAATGAATTTATTAGTATTGCTTGTGAAATGTTTACAAAATATGCAGGCTATACGCAAGAATTTTTAGTGTTTGATAGTTCCCTTTATGAACAGGGAAAAGGTATTCGTTTAGATGTACTTTTTAGTCTGACTAAGGATTTTAATTTTAGAGCAAAGTTTAAAACCGTTTCTAATGATATTAAAGATTTATACAATATAGGTAGAATGGTTATTGGAGATGCTACTAATCCTTATCTTTTTCAGGTTTTTAATCAAGACAATCCAAATGAAATAGAGCTATTAAACAGTTATGACTATTTAATTGACGACTATAGAAGGGTAATGGATGTATTAGATTTTGAAGAGGGCAGCTCAACTGGTATTAATACTTTATTTACTATTGAACAGTCCTTAGCCCAACAAACTTATTTTAGTTATTCTCTTGGTAATTATGGATTTGATTTAATTAGTTGGTATGTTTTAAAGCAATGGCTGGACACCCGGGAAAAAGTTTTAGCTTTAAGACGCGATGTAAGGTTTGATCCTAGAACCCAGTATCTGCAATTGTTCCCAGAGCCAAGAGATACACGTTTTTGGGGCGTTCTTACATGTTATGTCGAGAGACCCCTCACTGACATAATTAAAGAACAATGGGTTTATCAGTATGCCTTAGCACTGACAAAAATTGCAATTGGAACTATACGTGGCAAATATCAAAACACAACACTTTTCGGCGGAGGTACGATTAATGCAGCGATACAAGAAGACGGTAAAACAGAAAAAGCTGAGCTAGAAAAAAAATTATACGAAGGTGCACCGGGCTTAGGAGATGCGGCACCACCAGATTTCTTCGTTGGATAATTACTTGAAAATAACAATAAAAAATAATAAATTTGTACAAGGAATTTTTAAGCCTACTCATATGGAAAAATATAAGGGGCATGATTTACCTAGATATTTAAGTAGTTGGGAATTAAAGCTTTTTAGATGGTGCGATACAAACCCTAATGTTGTTGAGTGGGGAAGTGAAAGTGTAGTTATTCCATATCAAAATCCTATTGATAACAAAACACATAGATATATTGTTGATGCTACTGTTAAACTTAAAACACCAGAAGGTTTAAAAAAATATTTAATTGAAGTCAAGCCGTTTAAACAAACTATTGAGCCGCAGAAATCCCCAGGTAAGCAAAACAAAACATTGTTGTATGAACAGCTAACTTTTATAAAAAACAAGGCTAAATGGGAAGCTGCAAAAAAATTTGCAAAGCAATACGGTTACGAATTTACTATTCTCACGGAAAAAGAGCTTAGAAAATAGTAATTTAAACAATAAATAATGTTATGGCCTTACGTCTATTAGTTGAAACACCTGCTCCTGAAGACCAATACGAGTATGTGATTGAAGAGAAAAGCGGAAACCAGCCTAGTACGATGTATATAAAAGGACCATATATGCAATGTGAAGAAGTTAATAAGAATAAAAGAATTTATGACTCTTACGAAATGGATAAGGAAGTTAGCCGCTACATAGGGGAAATGGTCAAAACAAATAGATCGATGGGCGAGCTAAACCATCCTACAGCAGCTGAAGTTAATTTAGAGCGAGCATGTCATCTTGTAACAGAATTAAATCGCAGTGGCAATGTTTATTATGGTAAATCCAAAGTTTTAACAACGCCCATGGGTCAGATAGTTAGAAGTCTTGTAAACGATGGCGTCCGTGTTGGTATGAGTTCTCGTGCTCTGGGCAAACTCGAGGAATGTGGTAACGGTGTTAATAAAGTAAAAGAATTTAGACTTGTTGCTGTTGATTGTGTTGCTGATCCTAGCTTTCCCAAGGCATTTGTAAATGGTATTCTTGAATCTAAACAATTTGTTGTCACGCAAGATGGTAGATTTGAAGAATGTTATGATACTCTGTCTGATAAGTTGCGTAATTTACCTCGCAAAGATGTTGAGGGATATTTAAAAGAACAAATTTTAGAGTTTTTTAATAAAATTAGTAAAGTTCTATGAGAGAAATAACTGAGATGGCCCCAATCGCTGTTGTCGCAAGAGTCGTGCCGGCAGTTGCGAAACCAGCACCGCTATCTACAAGCTTAGCTGCTAAACTAGCTAGTAGTATTCAAGGAAAAGAGTATTTTGATGATGAAGAATGTTATGAGGATGAGCAAGGTAATATAAAAATGTGTAAAAAATGTGAGCAAAAATCCAGTAATTTTACTGGTAATTATAATAAATATAATATGCAAGAAAGAGCTAATTTAGTCAACTTTTTAAAGCAATTAAATGAAAAAAACTATGCCGCGGCCCATAAATATTTAAAGAAAATTATGGAATTTAAACTTGCAGCTCGTATCGCTAAGAATAAAAATTTAAAGGTATTTTAATTATGGCTAAAGATATTAAAACAATTTTAAAGGAAGCAACCCAGGACTTGCTCTCCGAGGATGTATTGAAGGAAATTGAAAATGCTTTCAATTCAGCTATAGCTGAAAAAGTCCAGCTCCACGTAACAAAGGCTTTAACAGAGCAAGACGAAGATTATAGCCAAAAATTAGAACATCTTCTTAGTGCAATTGATGCAGATCATACAACAAAATTAGAAAGAGTTGTCGAGGCAATAGATCAAAATCATTCTGAAAAACTAAAGAGCATTGTTTTAAAATATAGTGAGGCTTTAAACAAAGAGGCAAAAACCTTTAAAGACACTACAATTGATAATATTAGTACATATCTGGAAGCCTATCTTGATGAGGTGATCCCTGCTCAAGAAGTTAAAGATGCGGTTAAAAACCGCAAGGCATTAGAAGTTTTGGATCAACTAAGAACAATTTTGGGTGTTGATGCTGCCCTTGCGAAAGAAAGTGTTCGCGAAGCCATTATTGATGGAAAGCGTCAAATACAAGAAGCTTCTGAGAAGCTTGAAGCCGCTAATAATGAATTAGCTAAAGTTAAAGCAGAGCTCGCATTAAAAAATGCTGAGTTGACTCTTGAAAAGAAAACAGTTGGTCTTCCTTCCCGTAAGAAGGATTATATCAATAAAGTTATGAAAGACAAGGGTGCAGACTTTATTACAGAAAATATCGATTACGCCTTAGGGTTATTCGATAAGACAGAAAAAGAGCGGCTTCAAAATATTAAAGAGGAAGCAGTACAGGAATCTACCGCTGCAACAATAGATCGTCCTGTAGTTGAAGAAAAGGCAGAAGATGTATCCGATACATTCATGAATCCTTATCTCAAAGAGTTTTCTAAATACTAATTTTAAAGAGGCATAAGCCTGAATTTAAATTGTAGAATTTTCTACAGGTCGAAAAATTAAGGAGAACTATACATGAAATCAATTAGACCTACACAGTCTTATATCGATGAGAGTCGCGCGCAAGCGTTGCTCGAAAAGTGGAAGCCAGTTCTAGATTATACCTCTGATAACGTTAAAGCCATTAACGACGATCACACTCGTTTAAATACAGCTATGCTCTTGGAAAACCAAGAAGCTTGGTGTATTAACGAGGGTAACGTTGCTGGTGGCGCTACCAGTGTATTCGGCTCTAACGCCACCGGTGCTTACGGTGGTGTTGGCGGCGCAGTACCCGGGGGTGGATCTGACTGGTACGCTACTAGCGATGCCCGTTTGCCTAAGATTCTTATCCCGATGATTCGTCGTACGTTCCCCGAGTTAATTACCAATGAAATTGTAGGTGTACAGCCCATGGGCGGGCCAGTCGGTCTTGCCTTTGCTCTACGCTACAAGTACTTAAGCGATTCTTTAGGATCGCAGGTTAATGGTGGTGATGGTGCCCCTGGTGTAAATGGTCCAGTTGGTGGTCCTCAGCTTGCTGCTAATGGCAAAGAGCTTGGCTATCAATACCTAGACACCCGCTTTACAGGTACATCCAGTGATCGTCTTTCTGGCGGTTACGGTCCTGCTGCCTCTTTATTCCCATTTGTTGATGCGGATAAAGGTGTTGCACAACTTCTAAGTCAATTCGAATTGACGAGTAAAATTCCTCAAATCGAAGTTAGCTTTGAAAAGACAGCCGTTGAAGCCGGTACACGCAGATTAGCTGCTCGGTGGTCAGTTGAACTCGAACAGGATCTTAAGAACATGAACGGCATCGATATCGATACTGAGCTCACCAACGCCATGTCGTATGAGTTGCAGGCCGAAATCGACCGGGAAATGATTGTTCGTATGATCCAAGTCTCTCTCAACGCTGGTCTTGGTGCTGGGTACTCCGTATGGAGCCCTGCTTCCGCAGACGGTCGTTGGTTAGTAGAGCGTAATCGCGACTTCTATCAGAGACTAATTATCGAGGCCAACCGTATCGCAGTCCGTAATCGTCGTGGTGCTGCCAACTTTATTGTTGCTACACCTCGCGTTTGCGCGATTCTCGAGATGCTACCTGAATTTCAGTGGGTACCTGTCCAAGGCAATGTTAATACGCAACCCGTAGGCGTTGCTAAGGTAGGTAACCTAGGTGGTAGATTCAACGTTTATCGTGATACACGCACAGAAGCCCAATTTGAGGGCGGCCAGCGTCCTTCACCGCAAAAGCGCGTTGAATATGCTCTACTCGGGTATAAAGGTCCAGAGTTCTATGACACTGGTATCATCTACTGCCCTTACATTCCTGTAATGGTGCAGAGAACCATTGGTCCTAACGACTTCTCACCTCGTGTTGGCTTGCTAACACGTTACGGTGTTGTTGACAATATCTTTGGTGCTAATTTATATTATCACACAATCCTATTGTCCGGACTCGGCGAAGCATTTAGCCCTGCTCAGGGTAATATTTACTTCTAAGCGAAGTATTTGCGACAACAAAAAATTTCCGGTATGTCCCGGTTTAAAAGAAGCCCACTTAAGCTTAAGTGGGCTTCTTTTTTGATAAAACAGAAAGTATTAATAAAAACAAATAAATAACTATATGCATGATGCAATTAGAGACTTATTACAAATACAAAATCAATTACGCGTTTTTCATTGGCAGACAAAAAGTTACGCACAACACAAAGCCTTAGGCAAAGCTTATGAGTCTTTTGACGGGTTAATTGATACTTTTGTTGAGACAGCCTTAGGAAGAAAAGAGGCATGTTTTTCCAATGGTAGTATCGATATAAAACTTTTTGATATTAAAGAACTGGATATTTGTACAGCCATAGACACATACAAAGTTTTTCTATCTGAACTTACTTGTAAATTAAGTCCTCAAATTGATTCAGATTTATTAAATATTCGGGACGAAATGTTAGGTGTTTTAAATCAAACCTGCTATTTGTTAAAATTACAATAACGATTATTGTCTAACTGTTTTAGTAAAGTATTTAAATTCATCAATAAGCGAACTATCTAACAAGTCATAACGGCTAGCCCGTGTTGGATTTATATCAATACCGCCGCGTCTTACATAAAGACAGCTTACTACAAGTTCTTCTGGGTTAAACTTACGAAAAAGCCTCATATAAATTGTCTCACAAATTTCTTCATGAAAGTGGCACTCGTCCCTAAACGAAACAATATATTGCAATAAAGATGTTTGATTAATTTCATATTTACCTTTGTAATGTATATAAACATCGCCCCAGTCAGGTTGTGACGTAACTCTACAATTACTCTTTAATAAAGCAGAATGAAATCTCTGTACCTTAGCTTCAGAAATTTCAATAGCGCTAAGTATATTGGGATCTTCATTATATGATAAAGCTTTAATCACAGTCACATCTATATTATTTTCCAAAGTAGGATAATCTTTGTTGGAAAAGACTGGCGGGTAATATAAATCATCTTCAATAGCTTTTGTCGAGCGTACATACACCTTAACTGTCGCTTCGAGTAATTTAGATAAATCCCGTGCAATCGTATCTTGTAATTCCATTAATACACTAATAATATTACCCTTAAATTTTTGCATATTAAAAGAATTCATATAAAGTTTAATAGATTTTGATTCAACTATATACTTACTTTTACAAGGATAAACAATTTTTGCAATTGCAGCAATAGGCATTCCCTCATCGGTTAAACAAGAAACTTCATATGCATTCCAAATATCATACCCACCGAAAGGAGCATCCTCATCAGTAATACCTAGATGCTTACGATTATTAATTCTAGGCTCTCTTACTAAAAGACCAGGATCATACGTGGATTTATAACCGGTTACTCTACCTAAATGCTTTGAAATATTACTATTGTCTAATATCGTGTTCATTAAGTATTATTTTAATCTGTTCTAACCGCTCTTCAACTGTTCCTTTTAAAATATGTATTCTATCCTTCCACAAATATTGATTTAAATAATAATTTTCGTATTTATCAATAATTGCATTTCTAAAATTAATATCAACACTTCGTTCACCGTCATCGATGAGCTCAATTTCATGCGGATCAGGATAAAAAATAATATCATACTTTAAATAAAATCTATACCAGTAACTAACTGCTTGTTGCCATACTTGCTGTGTTACTAACTTTTTATCATAAAAATATTCTGTATATACAAGCCCGTCCAATAAGCATCTGTCATGTACAGAACCTTTACACCAATCCCCCATAGAACCATTACTAAACAAATTCTTTAGTTCCTCGTTTATAATTAACAATTGTGTTATATCATTTGCACCTTCCTCATTAATAGGAACATTACATTCATCCCTTATTTTTCTAGTAACTTCATTAATATAGAAAAATTTATCAAATATTCCACCCCCATATCTCATTGCCTTGAGTAAAGTAGTTTTACCAGAACACTGAGGACCAGTAAAAGTAATATTCACTAGTTAATTATAGATGTAGAAAAAATATAATCAATGTAATAATTTAATAATTGAATAATATATTTTAATACTTAAATAAAACAATGAGATCTTTACAACTTTATGCTGACGGCGTTGCTCCGGATAAAACATATATAGACAATATTATTCAAAACTATAACATTAAAGGGTTTACATGTAACCCAACTCTTATAAAGCAATTTCTACCTATTGATTATAAAGAATATTGTTTAAAAATTCTAGAATTTGCAAATAAATTACCTGTTTCAATACAAATACTTACTAACGATTTAGAAGAAATTGAGCAACAAGCATATAAGATTAGTTCTTGGGGGGACAATATATATGTTAAAATACCCATTGTAACAAATACTGGTAAAAATACTTCATTAGTTATAAAGAAGCTACTAGACAATCAAATAAAAATTAATGTAACTTCAATCTTTACTCCGCAGCAAGGCTTGAGCCTTCTTGATGCAGGTGTTAATAAAGAACACGATATTATATTATCTATATTTTCCGGAAGGATAGCTGATACAGGTATTCTACCAAATAAAATAATTAGTGAAATAAGCTCCTTATTACCTAATAGGGGAAAGAATAAAATTCTATGGGCAGGTAGCAGATCAATAAGTGATATAATTTATGCCTCTGAATATTGTGACATTATCACACTACCTACAGCGCTTTTAGACAAATTAAAATTAAAAGATAAAGATTTAAATCAGTATGCTATGGAAACGGTAGAGATGTTTTCAAAAGATGGATTACATTTTAAAATATGAAAAAATTGACGGCTGTATTCCCCATGGGTGGTGAAGGTCAGAGATTTGGTAATAAATTTAAACCTTTTTTAAAAATATATGACAAAACCTTTATAGAGTTAGCTGTTGAGCCATTTTTAATATATAAAAATCAAATTAAAAATTTAGTTTTTATAATTAGAAAAGATCATTATAAGCAATTTAATGTAGAAGAAAGATTTAAATCTTTTAATTTTGGTATTCCCTATACAATAAAACAAATTGAAAAAACAGATAATCCAATAGAGACCGTAGACGCCTGGTTAGCAGAAGACAAAATTGAAGATGTAATTTTTTGTGATTGTGATCATTCGGTTGATATAAAGAATATTATAGACAATATAGACTTAAATTATGAATCAATTATAATGGGCCATGATATTACAGTAGAAGATGTTAGCAGCTGGAGCGTTGCAACAGTAGTTGATGGGTATGTAACAAATATTTTAGAAAAACAAGTGCCTCAATTAAAAGATGGAGAGGAAATTAAGGGTGTTATTGGCTGTTACTATTTTAATACTTATTCTAAAAATAATAAAAAATTTAAATTTTTTTCTGATGTAATTAAAGATTTAATTAAAAAACACAAACAAGTAAAAGTCGTGCCATGCTTGAATGCAAAGTTCTTTGGCGATCCTAGAAGACTTAATAATCTTTATAGGGAAAAAAACGCCAGTACAGTTTTTTGTGATATAGATGGCACAATAGTAAAGCATGAAAATATACCAGATTATACTAAAAAATTAGAGCTTTTATCTGGCGCAAGGGAAACTATCAATAAGTGGCGTAAGGATGAAAATAGATTTATTGTTTTAACAACAAGTAGAGATGAGCAGTTTAGATCGGAATTAGAAGCCCTCTTGAGAGAATCAAATATTGAATATGAATGTTTGATTATGAATTTACCGCCAGGGCCAAGATATTTAATAAATGACAAAAAGCCTTATTCAGATAAATCGATGGCATTAGCTCATGAAGTAATAAGAGATGTCGGTATTAAGGACCTAACCCTGGGTCACAGTATTGCAAGTCTAAAGACGTGTAAAAGCTATATTGTAAAAAGTATCGAAAACACTGCATCTAATTACCAAAAAACTAAATTTAAAGCGCAATATGATTCAATGAAAAAGATAGAAAATTCAAAATTTTCTTACTGCATTCCGTCATTAAATAATTTTGACGGTGTTAGCTATGAAATAGAAAATATGATAGGATATTGTGGGCTACATTTGGTTTCATCTGAAGAAAGATATTTTATCTTAGAGAAGGTACTTGCAACCTTAGAGCAACTCTACAGTCTAACACCTGTAACAAACACTTGGTTTAAAATATTTTTAGAAGAAAAAATTTATTCTAAACAAAATAATTTTAAAAAATTAAATTTAGATCAAAACTTTATTAAATTAAAAAGTTTAATTGAGAGAATTTTAAAAGTAAAACAGTTATCTTTTGAACCAAAATATATTAGCAATTTTATTGTAGGTGATCTAACTTTAGAAAATATTTTAACTAACGGTAATTCCTTTAAACTTATAGATTTTGACAACGATAATAAACCTGGAATAATTGAATTGGATCTAGGTAAATTATTTCAATCGTATTTGACAAAATATGAATGGTGGGATGAAGATAGCTTAGCTCAATATCAAGAAAAAGAATTAAATTTAATAATTAGATTTTTTGCAAATATTTTAAAAGAACCTAATGATAAAATAATTGAAAAAGGTAAATTTTATTGTGCAGTACACTTAATACGAATGGTACCGTATCAGGCTCAAAAAAATATTTTAAGAGCCAAAAGAGCTATTAAATGTGCGGAAGAACTTTTATCAAATTTAAGTAATTAATAATTTATTTACACCACTTCTTTCTTTTGACAATTTCAGCAATAATACAGTAAACTGATGTATCGCTAAATGCATCAAAAATCGGTTCATTAGCCGACTCGAACGTCTTTTTACGTAAAACTAGATTAATTAATCTTTGTATCTTATCATTAAGCCGTACAACGATAGCAGAAATTGATGCGGAAACATCTTCATCTTTATGTAGATAAGAACCTAGGCTTATATTATGTGGTCCATAATCGTGTTGTTTTTTACAAAACGTTTCATATTGTTCTCTTTGAATTTTTTTAAATTCCTTACACGTCTCAGGGTAAGTTTGCTCTATTGTCTCAACAATTTCATTTAAATTCATTTTTTTAAAATTTTATATGATACGAAAAAGTCTTTCCAAAGATCAAGTGCGGTTATTCGTAAAGTGTTATATACTTCATTAAGGCCCATATTTTCTATAGCAGTTGCTTTACTCATTAATATTTCTCCTTCGTCAACACTTGAAATAACTCTATGAATAACACAGCCCGCTTGTTTATATCCCTCTTTAAAGGCCCTCTCTTGTGGATTAAATCCCTTAAGAGAAGGATACTTATCAATGAGTCCAGGGTGTAAGTTGTATATTTCGTAAGCCTCACATATCTCTTTAGGTATTATACGCAGATAGCCGTGTAATGTTATAATTGGATTATTAAAATAAGATAATACTTGAAGGTAATTTTCAATAGTAGGTTTTTGTGGTAACATATACCATATAGTTCTATTTAGCTTATGAGTTCTAAATGTGGTAATTGTTAATAAATCTTTATTTACACCATCAGTGGAAGTTTTATTGGTTATAATCGCGTCTGGATATACTCCTAATGCATTACAAAGATCTTTAATTTCTGTACCTGTTTGGGAAAAAAATGTAATCCAGGGTCTCATCTTCGAATAATTTTTTTAAACATTGTAGTGT